TTTGCCAAACATAAACGGGCTGGATTTCCATGAGTTCACTGGCGATATTAATATGTACTTTACCTGAACGGTTCGAAAAGTTGAAACGGTTGAAGAACATTTTAGAGCCCCAGGTTGAACGGTTCAAAGACAGGGTTTCAATTCACTACCATGACGGAGGGAGTTCACTACCGACAGGAACGAAACGAAATTTGCTAATAGAAAACAGTTCTTCCGATTACTTCTGCTTTGCCGATGACGATGACTTAGTTTCCGCTTTCTATGTTTCTGAAATAGTTAAAGCAATGGACCAGAACCCGGACGTGATTACTTTCTGTGGGTACATTACAACGAACGGGGCCAACCGGGTAAACTGGGAGATTAAACTAGGCAATGAATATGTTGAACGGAACGGGATGTACTATCGATGGCCCAACCATTTAGCGGTGATGAAACGGGAGCGGGTCAGACACGTAAAGTTTCCGGCTGTATGGCAGATGGAGGACTTTCGATGGTCGGAAGAAATAGCACGGAGGAAACTACTAAAAACGGAGGTTCACATTCCGTTGGAATTGTACCACTATGACTGTATTCCAAAAACAAAAAGAGTAAATGAAAGAAGACTTCGATAAATCATTTTTTCAGACCGCATGGGGGGAGGAAGGGTACTTAGAACCCTTCAGCTACGGAGTCGGTATTGATACCGTGTGTGAGGTTGGGTTAATGCCGTTCCTGTCACCACATAAGGACGCTTTGGAAATTGGTCCAGGGGGAGGGACGTTCACACAACGGATGATAGGCCAATTCAATCACTTGACGGTGATGGATGTCATTAGAAAGCCTAAAGCATTTGATGCCTATGAGAACTTCACCTATATCGAATTATCAGATAAGAACTTTGACTGTCCTGTCGATGCCTATTCAATGGACTTTTGTTTCAGCTATAATGTCTTCTGCCACTTATCAAATGAGGCTTTAAGTATGTATTTGAGGGGCATAAACAAAGCATTGAAGTTCGGTGGGGACTTTGTGTTTATGCTTTCAAACTACCGGCATACCAGTCAGTTCGGTAAAGGGTATTCACTCGGAGACTTCTTACCAATGGGTCATTTTTATCAGGATCTACGGACACTGGATTTGATTGTTGATTATAATGAATGGGAGGTAATTAATAACAATCTACTCCCAGACCACAGGGATATAGTATGTCACCTACGAAAGATATGATAGCTTCTATCCTCATCCCGACAATGCCTGGAAGATTGGAAAAGTTTACCAATCTGTTCAACGAACTACATCGGCAATTGGCCTATATGCAAACTTTTCACCCAACACTGGGACAGATTGAAATAGTAATAGACGATTCAAAACGGTTTTTAGATGGGGGACTTTCTATAGGAAAGAAACGGGAGGCATTAGTACAGCGTGCAGAAGGTAAATATTGTTGGTTTCTGGATGACGATGAAACGATAGCGCCGAACTACCTTGAAACATTGGTAAGACTTTGTTGCAGGAATGAAGATGTATGCACATTCCGGGCCATAGGAAAATTTGATAACTATTGGGCGGTCTATGATATGTCGTTATTTAACACATGGAATGAACCCTCCACACCTGATAAAACAGTAGTTCGCCAGCCGTGGCATCAGTGTCCGGTTAAGACTGAGTATGCTAAATTATATTCATTTCCTGATACGTCCTATGGAGAGGACTGGGAATGGATGGAGCAAGTCTTAAAGCATTGCAAGTCAGAAGCCCACACGGACGCTATTTTACTTCAATACAATCACGGAAAACATTCAGAAGCAGATAAAATAACTAACCATGTACAGTCAGAATCAGGAGGAGAAACACATTCTTGAATACTTCGGATATCATGTAGGTACCTTCATCGATGTAGGTTGCAATGATTGCGAAACGTTCTCCAATACCAGGGCTTTGGCGCTCAGGGGATGGAAAGGGATACTATTGGATTGCAGTCCAACGGCTATTGATCGCTGTAAGAAACTATACAACGGACACAAGGGCATTTATATTTACGACTATGCGATTTCATCTCACAATGGCAAAGCGATTCTACAGGAATCCGGGCCGTTATGTACTCCTTCCGATATTGGGTTGGTTAGTACTTTCCATCAACACGAGAAGGCCAGATTTGATAGGAAGGTTAAATATGAACCTATTGAAGTTAAAACGTTCAAATGGAAGACCGCATTGAATAGGTGGAAGATAAAAGAGTTTGACTGCATTTCTTTAGACGTTGAAGGGGATGAGCTTAACATTCTACCAGATATGGACCTATCCAAAACTAGATTAATCTGTATTGAGTGGAACGGGAAACCTGAACTAAAGGAAGCCTATGAGAAATATTTATCAGGTTTCAGTATAATTTATACGTCAGCCGAAAACATCGTTTATGCCAGAATTTGACATTAGTCTTTATGACGAGGACTTCTTCGAATGGCACGTAACACATGCTAGAAAGTATTCTATACGCACGATGGACTGGTACATTATTAATTACCATCCTAAAAGCGTTATAGACTTTGGATGTGGGATAGGTAGCTATTTAGAATGCGCTTACGACTATGATATTAAGATTAAAGGCTATGAGATTTCGTGGGAAGCAGTCAGCCACACCCCAGAACGCATACGGCCATACATTGAATACAGGGACTGCACCGAGCCAATAAACGCGGGGATATTCGATACGGTTATTTCTTTTGAAACCGCGGAACACATTGAACCGGAAGGGACTAACCAATTCATTTTGAACCTTGTAAACGCTACCGGTAAAACGTTACTATTCACAGCAGCCCCTTTAGGGCAGGGGGGAACAGGGCACATCAACTGCCGGCCTAAAGAGTTCTGGATAATGGAGTTAAGTGACCTCCTGATTTACAATGACGTTTTAACCGGGGAGATATCAGAGGCATGGGAGAAACTTGGAGCCCCGTGGTATATCGTTAAAAATCTAATGGTGTTCAGCCGATGATAATTGTCAACTTCTCCACAAAAGGCTACGGGATGTTGCAACGCAGACTGCGTCATTCGTTAGCGGGTCACAGAAGTATAATGTTCAGCAACTATGGGCAGATTGATAGCCCAACACAACAGGAAAGCCCCTATCAGTTTAAGATACATTCCATAGAAAGGGCATTTCTTCAGGATGATATCGTTTTATGGTGTGATTCATCACTGTTTCTGGTTGGAAACCTACATATCATCGACAATCTTATAAAACAGGATGGCTATTTTATGGAGGAGGCGGGGCATTGGGTAGGGTCATGGACAAATGAGTTTACAAAGGATTATTTTAAGATGACAGAGGAAGAACTCGCGGTCCCTGGGGGGATATTCATGTTTACCGCTGGGTGCTTGGGATTGAACAGACAGAATCAGACAGCTATGGAATGGTTCAGACAGTGGAAGGAGGCGGCGCTTGCGGGATGCTTTAAAGGTCATTGGCACGATCACCGACACGACATGACCTGTGGTTCGATAATAGCCCAACGGCTGGGAATGAAGTACCAACGGGGAGGTAAGTACCTTGCTTATGTGGGGCCAGACTACCCCAAACCGGAGCCGGGTGTTGTATTTAAGTTAAAAGGATACTTATGAGAATTCTACTGGCGTGGTGGTTCTGGTTTACCAACAGAAACGATGAAGTCGCCAGACAGCGACTAAAAATATGTTCTACGTGTGAAAAAATGAAATGGGGGATATGCAAAGTTTGTGGCTGTCCATTGCAAACTAAAGCGAGATTGTTAGATGAAATATGTCCGCATCCGGATGGAAACAAGTGGAATTAAAAGGGGGCCAATCGCCAACAAGCCCCCTTTAATATTTTCGCCGGACTTATTGGTTTTACCGACGCGAAGTAAATATAACAATTTAAATGCCATTTAAGTGAAGTTATGCGCTATTTACAACGTATGGGCCGATTGGGATATTTTAGAATATTCGCTTAAAAACATAGAGCCGCTTGTCGACGGAGTCATTATAGTCGGCTCCACTAAGAGCAACTTTGGGGAATATTATCCAATACCTGAGAATTTCCGCGACAGGGTAGCCATACGTGAACCACAGTTTAAAACAGCCCGCGAAAGTGAGACAGACAAGCGTAATTTCGGATTAGACTTAGCACGGTGGGCAGGGTTCACCCACTTCCTAACTATCGACGCTGACGAATTCTACGACCCTGAAAAATTCATCTTAGCTAAAAAATTAGTTGACGACACTGGACTTATTGGGCTGGTTTGTACCTGTACCACTTACTTTAAAAGCCCTACTTTAACGATTGGATTGGATGTGACGCTGGTTCCCTTCATACACGAACTTACCCCGACTATTAAACACACCTTCAACAGAAACTATCCCTATGCGTGGAACGGGACTCAGATTCGGATAGACCCTACCCGGAGTTTGAATATTGATGATGGGGTATTTATGGTTGATATTACCATGCATCACATGTCATGGGTACGAGCAGACATCAAACGTAAAATCAGGAACTCCACGGCAAAAGCGAATTTAGATCGATCTACCATATTGGAAGATTTGGCCAATGCAAAGCCGGGTTACTACTGTCGTTTTTACCAAAAGACACTGATAGAATGTGAAAACCGGTTTAATATTAAGTTAGACGAAAGCCAATCCTAATTTACCTCTATGTATTTTATGATGATCATACTTTAATCCTCTGGCCTTCATTGCTTCGGCACCGTTATCATAATAGATACCAGTTAAAAGGTCGAGACATAGTTTTGACCTACACGTGTATTTCATCAGTTTTCGGTATGCATGTATCCTATTCTCGGAAGTAGTGGCCCATTCCAAATTTTCGACTCGGTTATCAGTTTTAATGCCGTTTTTGTGGTTTATTTCCGGCTTATTTTCTGGATTGGCTATAAATGTGAGTCCGATGAGCCTATGAACTGATGGCCATTTTCTAATATCATTAACTGATAAACACACAGATTGATATCCACACTTATCAATTGATAATTTAAGTTTTTTGATGGTAGTGCCTCTGTGGCTGTAGATATTACCCTGATCATCAGCAGAGTAAAGACCCTCATAACTTGGAATTGGCTTCATATTTTAAAGATAGATTTTATTGCAAAATTAACAGCAATCTAGCTATAGAGATTATACACATCTTTGTTACGTTCCCACACGCGTGGCAGAACTGAAATATCCCGGAGGTATGGACGTAAAGAAAATCACTGAGCCTTTATACAAGATTTATAACTTCGTAGTAAGGGAATTTGCCTACACTCAACAGGTAGAAATGTCCGGTCAATATCTCCCATTCGGGCCGGATGATATGTTCCCCAATAAATTAGCTGCCTTAGTTCAAGGTTCACCCACCGCGACCGCGTGTTTATCTACAATGGTAGACTTTGTGACGGGGGAGGGATTTAACAAAGGCATAGGACTTGAAAATCTTGTTATTAACAATCAAGGCTTAAAGTTATTTCGATATCACTCCATACAATCGGATTCATTGGTCCATAACTGGGGTGTTGCTTCCATAGTGAAGTACAACCAGGCGGGGGAGATTACCCAGATATTTGATATTCCTTTTGCTTACTGCCGACTAGGGAAACCTGATGACAGAGGTATAATTTCTAAGATACTTTACAATCCCTATTTCGGGACGGGGCTTTACAACAGAGCGCAGACGGTAGAATATGACGTCTACAATCCAACCGCGGCCACCGTTCAGATGGGACTGGATAAGAAATGGAAAGGACAGATAAATTGGCTTGGCATTAAAGACCAGAAACATCCGTTTTACCCTATACCTGACTATTATTCTGCTTCCCACTGGATGAATGTAGAGAAGAACGCGGCCGTTTACTTCGATACAAACTTAGAGAACGGGTTCCTTCAGTCTATGGTCCTTAAAATGGTGGGCGACCCTAACGACGTTTCCGGCAAGAAGGATGGCAACGATGAGGATATTACCAAAGGGAAGTTACTGGATGAAATGTTAACCCACGACTTTTCAGGTCCAAAGCGGGCGCATAAGATAATGACCCTGTGGGGAAACAACAAAGAAGAATGGCCCGAGCTTGCAGCTTTCCCTACAAATGCGAATTCAGATTTATATCGCGTCCAGGATGAACAGGCCACCCGGAAGATAAGCATAGCTACCAAAGTCCCCGCTATTCTAGCCAATGTAAACGACGCTAATAACTTCGGGGGGGAGCAGATTCGCCCAGCGGTGAAATTAATGCAGCAACGCGCCAAACGGCCACAGGATTTGTTGATAGACTATTACTCGGATATGTTGAAACGGTTCATTAATCCTGTCACCGTTCCGATAAAAATAGTCCCTTATAACCCGTTCCCAGAATTAGAGAGCATAGATCCGCAAGTGTGGGGCGTAATGACGCTGGAAGAACAACGGAAATGGACACAAGACCACACAGAAATAGAATTAACGCTTACTACCCCTCAAACACCGGCTGCACCTGTCGAAAACAGGTTTGTGAACCTACATTTTGACTCTTATCCGGCGGGAGCGAAGGCAAATGCTAAACGGGCGGTAGAATGGGAGGAAAAAATGCAAACTTTCTGTCAACCGAAGAAGGGAAGGATGTTGACAGACCAGATTTTGAACGGAATTCCACTGGGACCGAAGGAAATCAAGCGTTTATCACGGTATTTAAGTAAAAATACTATACACAAAGACAAACCTTATGGCGAAAGCTGCGAGGCGGTGATGTATGACGCGTGGGGAGGGTCTGAAATGATGGTTTGGGCTAACGAAAAAGTAAAAGAGTTAAATGGCAAAGCTGATTAACTACCAATATCTCCGGGTCGAGGCTGACATTTCACAAAATGTCAAAGACCTTGAACTGGACAACCCCATTAAGCGGTCTGAAGAGATGCTGGCTATGCTTATAGGTGACGCTTTATACGCTGAATTGGTGTCAGAGAACCCCAATTTTACAGGGGGGAACATTACGCTCATGCCCTACGTGAAAAAGTTCTTAGCGTGGCAGGCCTATCAGTTCTGGTTGCCAAAGGCCAACTTTAAAACGCACAATTCGGGACTAAGAGTCCATGAAGAGGAGAACAGCCGGGCGGCAAGTTCAGAAGAGATGGCCAATTTAATCCGTGACGCTAAGATGTGGTGCCAGACGCAAAAGGATAAGCTAGTACAGTAC